ATTTTCCGCATATAGCGCTTAATGCGTGTGGGTTCAAGTCCCATCTTCCGCACCAACGAGAAAGCCAGTAACCATGCGGGTTACTGGCTTTTTTCTTTTGCAAAAAAACTCACAAAATAACTCACTTTTTTTCCTGCTGGCCAAGAATTGATGTAAACACGCCATCAAGTGCGCTGGTTATTTGCCGATCCATCCCCGATACAGCGTGACCGTAAACCCCGAATGTGTCCATACTCTTTGAGTGACCGACCAATTGCTTTACCCACCCCTCTGGGAGGGACTGGGCAAGGGAAACGAAAGTATGGCGCAGCTCGTATGGTGTCGTTTTCGGAATCCCGTTTGCTTTGCAATATCTTTGGAAAAACTTGCGATAGGTTTCCGTTGTCGGCATTTGGAATAGATACAGGCCGTTTGACTTGGATGCTTGATCTTTTACAATCGCTTCTGCGATTTCGCCCAAATAAACGCTGCGTATCGCATTTTCATTTTTGCCTGTAGTGATTTCATTATCCTCGTTTATCGACCGCCTTACCTCCAATCTGCCCTGTTTGAAATCGTTCCGCATGATGCCACGCAATTCCCCCGGCCGCAGTCCGGTCAAAACCTCAAGGCGATAAGCATTTATATATGGGTCTTTTACCAATTTACCCTTGTAGATCGTCGTATCAACGGAGAAAAGTGTTACAATGTCCTCCGGCTGCAAAATGTTGCGAACGCCAACGGGGGCTCCCTTTGGAATTGTTATGTCTTCTGGGACAAAGCCGGTTACTTTCATTTTCCGCAGATATTTGCAGAAAGAAACCATGTCGGCACGGATGCTTTGCAGGTACTTTTTTGACAATTTCCCGTTATTGTATGCATAGTCGATAACTTTTTGCAAAATCCCATCGCAAAGTGCATCTGCCTTTAGGTGTCCTATCCTTGGGTCAACCCATGTTTTCCAGCGGCTTTCCTGCGGTCGCCAATTCGATTGCGAAGTCCGAATTTTAAGCTGCTCCATATAGCTTTCGTGCAGCTCCGATAGGTGCAGCTTCGTCCCGCAGATGCCTGATGCCAACCAATCATCTGCTTTTCGGTTCGCTTCCCTCTGCCCTTCCCTTCCCGGTCTGCTGCTTGTAAATGTTTTTCTTACGCCATCTTTCTGGACGGCGATCTGCCAACGGTTCTGCTTCTCAAGCCACTTTGCCGTATTTGTCCTTTCTTTCATTTTTCCCCTCCTGATAGACAACCGCCCTCGTTGCCGGGGGCGGTATTTATTAACCAATTATATCTATGTTGCCGATCTGGAGCTTTGCGCACTCCCCGTCTCTGTATATAGCAACGACATTATTTCTCGTGGAAACTCCCAAACCGTTTTGAGCATCAACATACGTCTCAACTTTCACGGCATTTCCTGTACGGATAAAGAACCATCCTTCGAGTGGCGTTAATCCACTGCCGGGGAATTTCGCAGTATCCGGGCTGGTGAGGGCAGCAAGGACAATATCCTCTACCTTGCTTTGATAATCCACCATATCCTCAACGGAAAGCAGCTTGTCATAAAACTTGCTTTTTACCTCTCCGTCCTTATAAAAAACATAGTCTCCACAATACGCCTTTTTTACCTCACCGTTTTCTATGTCAAAATTCACATAGTAATAGCTATCCTCAACGATAGTCTTTACACCGTCCACTGTTTTGACGCTTGTTGATATAAGGCCTATTTGTTGCGCTACCTCTTTTATTTTTTCGTCTGTTACATCTTTTCCGCACGAAGCAAGCGCAATCAAAATTGCTACCGCCAACAAACAAGAAAATATCTTTTTCATGACCTCTCTCCTCCAGTACTGATTATTGTACACTTTACGGTGTACGATTATATTTGGAAAGAACATCTGTTCTTAATCCCGAATTAAACCGTAGTTAAGGTTCTTCGCGTCGATCAGGACGAGGTATAAAATCATCATCGCAAGCAGGACAAAAATGACTGCGAAGAGCGTTTTGGTCAGCCTCCGGCGCTGGCGCACCTGCTCTTTCAGCATCTCGATCATTTCTTCGCTGCTCTGGCTGTCTGTTTTGTTATAGACTTCCTTAACAAAATGCTTGTCGAGCGATATGTGCAGCGCTTGGCAGACGGAAGCAACGAGAAAAAGGCTTGGATTTTTTGTCGGCTCCGAAAGCAGCCGGGAGACCGTCCTCTCAACTGTCCCGGCATTGTCGGCCAAATCCTTGTGTGTCATTCCCTGCTCCTGCCGTTTTGTGGCTACCTCCAGCAAAAAGTTTTCCCAATTCCTTTCTTCGTCTGAATTCACAAACTCATCTCCTGTTTTTTGTTACCGGGCACTTTTGTCCGTAAAGCATGACAAATTTGACGCCGAAACCGCAACATTTGTCAGTATCTATTGGTCATGCAATTTGTTACAATTGAATTGTACCAAATACCTGCTGAATTTGGAAGGATTTTTATTTGACAATAATCGACAAAAGAGGAGGAACACCAATGGAGAAAAAGGAGGAATTCAAAAAGGCGGTGGAACGGATGTCTGACGAGCGGCTTGTTAAATATCTTCGGATTCTAAAGTTTTCATTAGACGAAGATATTTCTCAATTTTCTCATCTGTCAAAGTATCTGCGAAATCCATAAGGTCTTTCCGAATCCCGGACAGCTCACCTTCGGTGGGCTGTTTTTCTTTACCCAAAAGCTCGTCAACGGTGATGCCGAAGTAATCGGCGACCTTTTGGAGTGTTGCTTGCCTTGGTACGGAACCTTTGCTCCATCGTGTAACAACGGAACGCATAAACCCCATTTCTTCTGCAACAGCAGACGGGGACTTGCCTATTTTGTTGCACAACGCAACATAGTTAATGTAGAACAAAAGCAACACCACCTTTTTGTGCAAAACGGAGAAAGTAAACGAAGGCAACACTTTTCTATTGATTGTTGCGTTTGTTTACTGTACAATGTGGTTATGGGGCAACAAGTGCAACACAAAGCGGGCATCACGGATGCCAAATATTCATGTTCTTCGCAATAATATGATATCACTTTGTGTAAACTTTTGCAACAAAAACTTATAGAAGGGAGGATAGTTTGGATGCCTGCACAATGGACTGGCGACATGGTCGGCAAGATGCACAACAACAAGATAACCTTGACGCAGGTCGCAGAGAAAATCGGCGTGACGAAAGCGTATGTCTGCATGGTCCTGAATGGCCACAGAAACCCAAAGGGAGCAGAACAGCGGTTCATGGCTGCGCTGGACGAGCTTATCAAGGAAAAGGAGGGATGGAATGAATAAGTGGACAAAGTGGGAAATCGCATACTGCGTAATCCTGCTTATATGCACCGCAATAAATGTCGTTATCTGCTTCAGCCGATAAGTGGGACTGCAATGAATAAGGACGACATCGACAGAGAGAGGGGGAGGTAGATGCCGAAAAAAATTGATACATACCGAAAACTGCGAGCGCTGATGCTCGAAAACGGCTACGACCAAACGACCCTCGGTCGCCGATGCGGATTAAGCCGCACACAAGTCAGCGACAGGATGGTGGACAAAACCCCATGGACGCTGGACGAAGTATACAGGGTGTGCGATGCACTTTGCATCGAGGCGAAAGACATTAAACAGTATTTTCCCCCACGGGGGGCAGCATGAAAGGAGATTTGAAATGGAAACCACAAAAATGACCTACATCAACTGGATTAACGCAAAGGTAGCAAAGCCTTCCAATGACGGAACTTATCTTGTTTTCTCAAGCTACAAAAGTTTTTTCGAATGCAAATACAGCGCCGACCGTGGGCTGTTTTATTTTGAAAGCAGCCCCGAAACCGGAATAGATGTATTTTGGTGGGCTATAAAGCCCGAACTTCCGGAGGTGCGAGATGAAGCGTAAAGAAGTGATCGAATTTCTGAAAGAAGCCCTGTATATGCTCATGGCCTTGGCCAGCATGGTCGGCTGGTTGGTCATATTGATGGGGGTGTGTCCCGTATGACACAGAACGAGCGCATCGAAGCCATCAGGAGCGTTTTCCCCGGCTACTCGAAGCCACTCGACAGTATGTGCAAGCGCCCTGAATACTACGGCGTTAAGCGGACACCGGAAGCGCAGGCGCTGATTTCGAAGAAACGGAGAAAGCGGGATGTGTATAACCTCCATGTCTGCGTCCCCAATGGATTTGTGGACATGGTGGAATTCCGCCGCCAGCTCATCGAGATGGGCTACGGGAACTTTTCCAACTGGGTGCTGCGGTGCATCCGCCGCCAGCAGGAGGAGTACAAAAAAAGAAAGGTCCCCGTCAGAGACGGAGACCCAACCACCACCACAACTATACACGATAAGGGGAGGGATGTCAAGTGATCGTCTACAAGGGCACCGATAAAGACATGAAATGCCGAGGTTTCCAGTATGAACTTGGCAAAGAGTACGAGGAGCAGGAAGCAAAATTGTGCGAGAAAGGGTTCCATGGATGTGAATATCCGCTGGATGTGTTCGGCTACTATGCCCCAGCAGATAGCCGCTTTTTTGTGGCTGACCTTGACGGCGCAACGGATGAAACAAAAAGTGACGACACCAAGCGGGTTGGAACGAAGATTAAACTCAAGGCAGAAATCGGCATTCCCGGTATCGTAAAGGCCGCTGTTGAGTACATAAAAGAAAAAGCCGAGAGCAGCAAAAATCAGACCGGCGACCGGAGCGTAGCCACCAACACCGGCGACCGGAGCGCAGCCACCAACACCGGCGACCGGAGCGCAGTCACCAACACCGGCGACCGGAGCGTAGCAACCAACACCGGCTACCGGAGCGTAGCCACCAACACCGGCAACTGGAGCGCAGTCACCAACACCGGCGACCGGAGCGTAGCCACCAACACCGGCGACCGGAGCGTAGCCACCAACACCGGCAACTGGAGCGTAGTCACCAACACCGGCGACCGGAGCGTAGCCACCGTTGATGGAAAGGAGTCTATTGCAATCGTCACCGGAGTTGATAGTAAGGCATCCGGCGCCATTGGGTGCTGGATCGTCCTAACCGAGAGAGGTGGTTGGAACGGTGACACTTACCCCATTAAAGAGGTGCGAGCGGTAAAGGTAGACGGAGATACCATAAAGCCCGGCGTGTTTTATAAGCTTGTGGATGGAGAGGTGATTGAGGCATGACCCCGATACCCTATGTGCCGGATGCCATCTGGCCAGACGACTACATGGACTGGCTCCACCGGGAATGCCCCGTCTGCAAAGCGGAAATCCACAGCGACATCTATGTACGCAAGTGGGATGATGAGATCATTGCCTGCGACCAATGCATCGATGACCACTTTGAAGAATACCTCGATGAGTACGAAGCAGGGGAAATCAAGAAGATTGACGCTTACCTTGATGGGGACAAGTATTTCGAAGAAGCAGAACAGTATATCAGACCGTATTAAGGAGGAAACATGGAGACCAACTATTTCAGAGAGCTGAACAGCATCGACTGTTCGGACAAGATCGAGAAGAAGAACGGCCTTTCGTACCTTGCATGGGCGTTTGCGTGGGGTGAGGTGAAGAAGCGTTACCCCGATGCGACCTACACCATCTACGAGAACGAGGCAGGATGGTTTTATCACACCGATGGGCAGAGCTGCTGGGTGAAGACAGGCGTGACCGTCAACGGCATCGAGCATATCGAGTACCTTCCTGTCATGGACTACAAGAACCAGTCCATCCCGCAGAGCAAGGTCACATCATTCGATGTCAACAAGGCCATTCAGCGGTCGCTGACCAAAGCCTGTGCCAGACACGGCCTCGGCCTGTACATCTACGCAGGGGAGGATTTGCCGGAGGATGCCGAGCGAGTGCCCGACCCTGTTGAATTCTGCACTGACTGCAAGAAGCAGATCGTCAGCATCAAGAAGCGCAACGGTGAGAACTGGCCTGTAAAGGAAATCGCCGCATACAGCGAGCAACGGTTCGGACGCAAGCTCTGCCCCGACTGCCAGAAGAAAGCCTTTGCAGCGGAGAAGGAGGCCGAAAAGAATGGAGCTTGACCTGTGGACCGAACTGCAACAGAAATCGGCACAGCTTAATACATCCGTTAAGACCTTGCGAAATTCTGGAAGCGAGTATGCTGCTGCGGAGCGGGACTATAAAGTCCTTCTCCGCACCGAGTGCTTAAAGCTGAAAGACGAAGGTGTTGCCATCGGCCTGATCGACAAGACCTGCTACGGGATACCGAGCGTGGCAGAAGCACGGTTTAGGCGAGATGTTGCCGAAGCAGTCTACAAGGCGAACTTGGAAGCCATCAACAGCCTTAAACTGCAAATCAGGATCATCGATAACCAAATCGGCAGAGAATGGGGACAGGCTGGGAGGTGTGACGGTTGAAAAACGAATGGGGCGCAGAGCTTGACCGAAACGGTTACGCTCCGAGCATCGTACAGGCCGACACATCAAAGTGCTTTTTGTGCCAGCGCTCCGGCGTAAAGCTCGACCGGCACGAAATCTTCGGCAACGCCATGCGGAGCAAAAGCAAGCGCATGGGCCTTTGGGTTTCCCTTTGCCACACGCCATGCCACCTGACACAGGCACACGGCTGTGCAGAGGTGATGGACTGGCTGCACCGGCTGGGCGAGAAATCCTGTATCGACAACTACGATTTCACGATCCCGATGTTCCGGGAGGAATTCTACACTAATTATTTGGAGGAAACAGAATGCTGAACAAAGCGATACTTAATGGGCGGCTGACCAAGGCCCCCGAGTTGAAACAGACCAACAACGGTAAGAGCGTTTGCAGCTTTACCATTGCAGTAGACCGAAGCCGTGACCGGGAGAAGACCGACTTCATCCCCATCGTGGCATGGGGCAAGACCGCCGAATTCGTGAACCAGTGGTTCGGCAAGGGTGACCTTATCACCATTGTAGGCCGCATCGAAGTCCGCAGCTATGAGGACAAGGACGGCAACAAGCGCACAGCCACAGAAATCATCGCAGAGGAGGTTCTGTTTGGCGGCAGCAAGAATCCACCAGCGCACCCGAAAAGCCCTTGGTGAGCAAAACAGACCAGTTTGAACAAATCGAGGACGAGAACGACCTCCCTTTTAATTGAGGGTTACGCTTCCCAGTAAAAAGCGACAGGAGGACAACCCATGAAGTACCTTAAAGTCTTTACAGACTTTGCAGATGCCATGGAGGAACTCGGAGATGCGGAGAGAGGGCGGCTGTTCACGGCTATGCTGAAATATGCAGAGACGGGCGCAGCCCCCGATTTCCGGGGAAACGAGCGTTTTATATGGCCGGTAGCAAAGTTGCAAATAGACCGAACGGTCGAGGAGTACAGCAGGACGGTTGAGGCTCGCCGGGAATGCGGGAAACTCGGAGGCAGACCGAAAAAAGCAAATGGTTTTGACGAAAACCAAAAAAAGCAAAAGGTTTTTTCGGAAACCAAAAAAAGCAAAGACAATGACAAAGACAAAGACAAAGACAAAGAAAATATTCCCTCCGGGAATAATACCCCCCCTACCCCCCCAAGGGGGCGTGTGGATGTCCCGGAATCCTTGATTGAGAACTGGAACGGCTTTTGTGAGATGCGCAAGAAAATCAAAAAGCCACTTACTGATCGGGCCGCAAAGATGATCCTGAACGAGCTGGAACGGCTGGCACCGGGGGACAACCACACCAAGGGACTTATTCTCGATCAGAGCGTTAAGCGCTGCTGGCAGGATGTTTACCCGTTGAAAGGAGACAAGTCTGCTGGTGGGACCGACAATGTGTTCCTGCAAATGCTGCGAGAGGAGGGAGAGCATGACCCGTTCTGAAACACTTGCTATCATGTCGATTTTGAAGGCCGCATACCCCGGTTATTACCGAGACATGAAGCGGCAGGATGCCGAAGCGGTTGTAAATCTGTGGGCGGAGATGCTGGCAGACTACCCGGCTAACCTTGTAGCAGCGGCAGTCAAAGCACACATCGCAGGAGACCAGAAGGGTTTCCCTCCGCACATCGGAGCGATTATCGCATCCATCGGCGAGGTCAGCAAGCCTGCGGAGCTGACAGAAGGAGAAGCGTGGGCGATGATTGCGAAGGCATTGCGAAACGGCGGCTACGGCAGCGAGCAGGAATTTGCTTCATTGCCGGAGACGCTGCAACGGCTTGTAGGCCATCCGTCACAGCTTCGTGAGTGGGCGATGATGGATGCGGGGACGGTACAAACGGTTGTCCAGTCAAATTTCCTGCGATGCTACAGGGCAAGGATGGAGAGTGAAAAACGGCTGGCTGCAATGCCATCGGAAATCCGAGCGAAGCTGACAAACGCTGCGAACCAGCTACCGAGCTTTGACATTGCGCTGGCGCAGCGGACGATGGAGGAGAATGCATGAAACACCTGGGAGATATCTGCAAGATAAACGGAGCAGAGATCGAACCTGTTGACTGTATTACAGGAGGAAGCCCGTGCCAAGACCTTTCCATCGCAGGGAAGCGAGCAGGGCTTGCCGGTGAAAGAAGCGGGCTTTTCATGGAACAGGTCAGAATCGTAAAGGAGATGAGAGAGCGTGACAGGAGAAATGGCAGAACAGGTGACATGGTCAGACCTCGGTTTCTCGTTTGGGAAAATGTACCCGGTGCATTCAGCAGCAACGGGGGAGGAGACTTCCAAGCCATGCTGGAGGAAATTATCCACATCGCAGAGCCGACCGTTTCTGTACCTCGATTTGAGGGGAAATGGACAAAGGCAGGAGCCATTGACGGTGATGGGTGGTCTGTCGCTTGGAGAACTCATGATGCTCAATACTGGGGAGTCCCCCAACGCCGCCGCAGAATCTCGGTTGTCGCAGATTTTGGATGACAATCCGCAGGAGAAATACTATTTGAGCGCAAAGGCTTGCCTGGGGATATTGCGGAGAGCGGAACGGCGCGGGAAAGACTTGCCGGAAACGCTGAAAGCGGTGCTTCTTATGCAGTCAGAATCAGAGGGGGCTGTGACGGAGGAGGAAAAGGCGCTTTAGTCCAGGTGGACAAGAGCGGAACGCTCGGCACCGGCAACGACCAGACGATTTTCTGCTACGGCATTTCCGCTTACGAAAGCAACGCCATGAAATCCAGTAATCCAAAAAGCGGCGTTTATGTGGCAGACACCTCGCGCACGCTCGACCTGAACGGGGGAAATCCCGCGTGCAATCAAGGCGGTATGGCGGTTGTCTGCGCCGGGTTTAAGCTCGGCAACAGCGAGCAAGCGCAAAGCATAGGCTACGCAGAAGAGCAATCGCCAACGTTGAACGCGGAGTGCGGTGGGAACAAACCGGCGGTGCTGTGCCTGAACGACCAAGGAGGGAATGCGATGGGCGTGAGCCATGATGTTTCCGGGACGTTGAGAGAACAGGAGCATGGGCACCAGCCCACCATCCTGGATATTTCGCACGCTTGCGATGTCATCCGAGACTGCGGAGAGACCGCTCCGGGATTGCAAGCAAGAATGGGAACAGGCGGCAACCAAGTGCCGCTGACGTATCAAATGCAAGGATTTGGCGATTACCGTGAGGGGAACGTTGCAAGCAGCTGCAAGCAACGGGATTTTAAGGACGGAACAGACCTTGCCATCACAAACATGGTCGTGCGCCGCCTGACGCCGATGGAATGCGAACGGTTACAAGGGTTTCCAGACGGATGGACAGATATCGGAGAGTGGGTAGATGATGACGGAAGAACGCACAAACAGGCAGACTCTCCGAGGTACAAGGCACTTGGAAATTCTATTGCACTTCCGTTCTGGTACTGGATGTTCTGCCGGATGGCCGAACACTTGCCGGTCGGAGCGACACTTGGCAGTTTGTTTGACGGAATAGGAGGTTTTCCGCTGTGCTGGGAAAGCATCCATGGGAAAGGAACGGCAAGATGGGCAAGCGAGATCGAGAAATTCCCGATAGCTGTAACGAAGTTAAGGTTCCCGGAGGAATCATGAAAATCACGATCCCCGAAATTCCGCCATCTCTGAACAAGTACGCAGGACGGTTGAATGGATGGGAGTACCGTGCTGAAAAGCAGAGATGGATTGGCCTGATGCGAGCATACTGCAAAAAGCAAAAGCCAATGGACAAGGCCATAGTGACCATCACCTACTACTTTCCCACACGCCATCGGCACGACCCAGATAACTACAACGGCAAGATGCTGATGGACGGCCTGACCGACCGAGGCGTTATAGCAGACGACAGCTTTGACCATGTGGAAATAAGGCTGCGGGGCGAGTACGACAGACAAAATCCGAGGACGGAAATAACAATCGAGGAGGTTTTGGAATGATAGCGGAAGATGCGGAAAAAAAGAAAGACCACATGACCCAGCGGGAGAGAGCGGAATTCACCCGGCGGTGGAACGCTGCTGTGGAGAGAATCAGAAAAGCGACAGGAGGTGGAGAGGATGCCGTCAGCGGAGAGAATTGCGCTGGTTGAAAGACTGGTGCGGGAAAACAAGTCGAACAAGGAAATCGCAGAAATATTGGGAATCAAGCAAAGCTCCGTCCGCTCTACCATCGTCAAGTGCGGAGCAGAGCGTGACAAGAACAGGCCGTGCAAGATGTGCGGGCAGTCTATAGGGACTGCAAACCCGAAGGCAATGTACTGCAAGGAATGCGGGCGCAGGATGAAGTCGGAGTACGCAAGGAAAAGCGCGCAAAGGAACATGGTCGAGGTGACCTGCGGATACTGCGGTAAGAAGTTTTTGGGGCATGAATCGTCGAAGTTTTGCTCCAAGCTGTGCTACCAGAAGGCCGTGTCTGAAGGCAAGTACAACAAGGTTGAGAACCGCATCAGGCGGAAGCCGGGGAAAATCGACATCGAGATCCGCATCTGCGGTAAGACAAACGAGCGCAGGGAGAATGTCGACAACTACGAGGCCAGAGAGATATGGCGCAAGGGCTGGCTTGGCCGTGGCTACGCTGCGCTGGTGACCGTGGACGGCAAGCTGCTCGACACGATCCCCAAGGTGACAAAATTTTTCGGCTTTAGGGGGGAAGGGTATTGAAACATTGGCTTGCGGTAATCCTGATTGTTGTGTTTGCAGGGCTGCTGCTGTGGTACATGGGGTGGCAGTACATATCGGCACAACAGGCAATGGCACAGGCGGAAGTGACCTCCGAAGAAGCTGCGGAGCGAGAACAAGCCGCCTACTACAAGGGCTGGCAGGACTGCAAACAATATTATCTTGAGAATTTTGGAGGGATAAACTGATGGAACCTGTAATTAACCCGTGGTTGTTTTATTTGATTGATATTGCGAAAGGTATTAGAACAGTATCTTTATTTGCTTCTTTTTGTGTATTCATTCCTTTTGTCTATGGATTGGGAACAATGGTGAGCAATAAAGAATATGGAAACGACGATGAAGATTATTTGAGAGGAAAGAGAACCTTCAAAATATCATTGGTCATTTTAATTATTTCATTGGGAATTTATATTCTTATTCCATCTGACGACACGATTTTGAAGATGGTCATAGCTAAAAATGTAACATACGATGCCGTAGACGCTGCAAAAGATGTGGTAATCCAAGTGTACAACGACATTTTGTCACTGTTCCAAAAATGAAAGGAGGAAAAATGGACGCACTGAAATTTATCAAGGAGGTAAAGAGAATGTGCCAAAGCTATGAGGAGTGTGAAGCCTGCCCGGCTAATGCCGATGGATTTAATGATTGCCGCATTGACCATATGCATGATATTGACGCAGAGAACGCTGTGAATATCGTGGAAAAGTGGGCGAAGGAGCATCCAAAAAAGACACGGCAGAGTGTGTTTCTGGAGCAGTGGCCAAATGCTGAACTTGATAGCAACGGTGTTATTGTAATCGACCCCTGCGATATAAATAAGACAATATATAGGAAAGACAATGGTTGCTACAATAACAAATGTGATGACTGCCGCCGCGAGTTCTGGATGCAGGAGGTGGAGTGATGAAAATCTACAAAAATCCGTGGGTATCAAGAGAAAGCTACTTTGTGCGTACTGGTGCTGCAAAATCAGCACGGATGGAAGCGTATAAAAGCACTGGTTATTCTGTTGACTTTTTTGGGATTTGTAGAAGTGGCAAAGAGGGGTGATGACAATGGCTGAATACATTGACCGGGAAGCAGCAATATCACTAATCAAACAGTATGGACTTGATGCAATAGACGGAGGGAGATACAGCCTTGACACTGTTGACGATTGCATAGAACTTGCAAACCGCATTGAAGCACTTCCCACGGAAGATGTGGCGCCGGTAGTCCATGGTCGGTGGATTAACGCTCCGCTTTGCGGAAACGCAATTTGCAGGTGTTCCGTTTGTGGCAATGTGACAAGTATTCACGCAAATCTTTCCGGGCAGATAATGCAGATGTTTTGCCAAAGATGCGGGGCGAAAATGGACGGAGGCGACAACAATGCGGCTGATTGATTCCGATAAGTTTATTCTTGCCCTTATGGACGCATCCCTATCTTCCGTTGACGAGGATACAATCCTTGATCTGGTCGATAGTATCCCCACCGTAGATGCGGTGCCGGTGGTGCGTTGTAAGAACTGTAAGTATACTTATCCTTATTACTACGCAGAAACAGCAACAGGAACTGCAAAAATAAGAAACGGGGATTTGGCATCTCCATGCAAGCTGCAAATCTTCGGGCCGGTCGTCAATCCTGCTTGGGCGCTTATCAAGGCCGGTACCCGTGTAGCGGTCGGAAAAGTAACCGCAACAATCCCTGACGGCCACAAACTCGTTGTTGATGCTGACCCTGCAACAATGGAGATCGCAGAGTATGCGCTCGACGGGACATACATCCAAAACCTGTACCAGTCCAGCGACTTTTCGACCGGAAGATTTATCTATGCTCCGCCGGGGGAAAGCACTTTGACCTTTTCCCACGATGGCACATCGGATATAACCGCATATGTGGAGGTGGAAAAACTTGCGTACTCTGTTTAAGTGTGAAGTGTTCGCTCGTGATTATACTTTCCGCAGCTTTGCGCCGATTGAAAGCCCGGAGATACAGTTTGACTACCTAACGGCGGAAAAAACCACTCTCCGGGCGGTTAAAATCGATGCAAAGAAAGGCGATTTTATCAGCGTGACCGACCAAAACGGGAATGTAGCTTATCAGGGGATTGTTGATGATGTGGAAACAGATAAAACGGGCGTAACGATTTCGGCGCAGCCTCTTATGTCGCTTTTTGACGCAGAGGTATATTTCGACCGCACAACTTCCGCAAAAATCGAACCTTTTATTGCTTCGATCATCCGAGATAACTTTGTTTCTTCGGGAGATGCTTTGCAAAACATATCCGGTATGACGGTGGAAACGACCTCCGAAACGGCAGGGGCGCTCAACCTAAAGGACAACATCCACAGTTTTTACGAAATCATCACGAAATCGCTTACGGCTTACGGCGTGGCGGTCAACATGAGCTTTGACCCGCAGAAAAAGACGATCTCCGTTAAGGTTGGTAAGGTTAGCGAAACGGCGGTAATCGAAACAAATCTACAGGCCATCGTGGAGAAAAACATCATCATCGGTGACAGTACAGGCCAGCTGAACAAGGTGACCATCTACAACAAGTCCGATGAGACGCAGCGCATAACCTACTATCTGCACCCAGACGGCAAGGTCGACACAAACAACACGGACAGAATTACACCTGTGTTTTTTGCGGCGCAGTTTTTGGAAACGGATATCAATTTTGAATCTGCTGCATACCAAAAGGCTTACGAAGCGTTAAGTCCGCAAAAGTATGACAACATGATCGAGCTGACTGCCCGCAACGACTGTGGCGTACTTGATACCTCGATGGCGATCGGCACAGAGGTTTTGGTCATTGATGGCGACAGTAGTTACAAATCTATCCTTACCGGCTATGCAAGGTCGCAGGATGTTACAAAAATGACCTTCGGCGTTGTCCGTGCCGACCTTACCAAAATTTTAATCCTTGAAAGGAGGGCAAACGCATGATAACGCTGCTCCAGTATAACGCATCTATCGTAACTCCAACGGATGATGCGTACCTGTACAACCACATTATCAACGACAGCGGCATCTTTACGGGCGTTGATATAACTACACAGGGTGGTAACATCATCAATGTTTCCGATGGCCGTGGTATAATCCTCGGTCGAAACTTTGTTGTGGAAGCCCAAACGATCAATGCTACGCTCCCGACCAGCGGCTCCGTCCCCAGTCGATTGCTTATCCAAATTGACATGGCAAACACCGAAGCACCGATTTCTTTTGTGACACAGGCGCAAGACCCGCTTCCGGAGCTGGTGCAGGAGGACATCAATGCAAGCGGTACTGTGTACCAGCTGCCGATAGCCACTTACACAGCCCAGCCCACAATGATCTCCGATTTGCAGTATGTAGCGCACACCATCAGCCCCGGTACTGTTTCGAGTTTTAACGGCCGCACCGGAGCGGTGACACCGCAAACCGGCGATTACACCGGCAGCCAAATCAAAATCCCCGGCTACAAGCAGGCAACCTCCAGACAAAATGTAACCGCAACAGACACGGTAACGCAGGCCATCGGTAAAATGGAGTACAAAATAAACCGCACTTTTGTGGTTAAGCAAATCTCCCTCCCAGCCGCATCGTGGATGGGCGCAGAAAGTCCGTACAGCCAAACCATCAGCGGGCTTGGGACTACTGCAAACAGCAAGATAGACATCCAAATGGATGCGACTTCCCTCGGCGTACTCATCGACAGCGGCACATCTGCGATATGGATGGAGAACAACAACGGAACGATTACGGCCAAATGCATTGGCGATAAGCCGAACGCAGACATGACCGTACAGGTTACGATTACGGAGGTAACAGCATGAGCGTAATTTACGGTAACCCAATCATTGCAGGTGGCGGCGGCCTTGAACTTGTAGCAAATGTCGCTGACGGGGCAACCGTTACTGCTACCCTTGGCAGCAAGACCGTTACAGGTGTTTCCTCCGGCGGTCAGGTACGACTTAAAATACCGCAGGAGGGCAAGTGGACGGTTTCCGCGACAAGCGGAGCGCTGGTGTCCGTTCCGCAGGAAATCAGCGTTCCCGCCACCATTGATATCGCACTGGTGGCGCAGGAGCTGAACGATACAAGCTGGGCAGCCATCAAGCAGGTATCTGATGCCGGAAAGGGTACAGATTTCTGGTCTATTGGTGACTGCAAAGAAATCACGATGAACGGCAAGGTGTCCAATGGGCTTACTTTGTCTAATTATTCTGCTTGGGTGTACATCATCGGCTTTAACCATAACGCAGAACGAGAGGGCAACGGAATAGCGTTCCAAGGCTTTAAAGCAACAAAGAACGGTACGCCCGTATGCTTAACGGATAGCGGTTATAGCTCCAGCAATTCGAGCGGCACATGGTTCAACATGAATAACTCACAAACCAATAGCGGCGGTTGGCAAGCAAGCTTTGTGCGGAAAAATGTTATGCCACTCATCAAGGCTTCGTTCCCTTCAGACCTTCAAGCAGTTATCAAGCCAAGCACCATATTTACAACGCAGGGCGAGGGAAACGGAGCCTGCACCGCAACAGAGGATGATGTTTTCCTGCTTGCTGAATTTGAATTATTCGGGTCAAGAACCTACGCCTCAACGCAGGAGCCGAACTATCTTAAACAATACAGCTATTACGCAGCAGGGAACAGCAAGGTTATGTACAGGCATAACAGGACTGGTACTGCTGCCTATTGGTGGGAGCGTTCTCCCTATTCCGGCAACTCCGGCGCTTTCTGTAATGTCCACACCAACGGCGGCGTCAGCTATACCTTCGCCACCATTTCGGCTGGCGTGTCCCCCGCTTTCAAAATCTAAAATCAACCATATGCCGAAGGAGAGAATATGTACTATGTTTGTTTCCGGCGTTTCCGAGGGAACGCAATCTGCGGGAATGTGAATATCTCGTATGGGACACGGCTGACTGTCGTAAATGACATCCTCTACACGGATGGAGAAATGATATGTGCGGTGCGTTCACAAAACTCGCACGACTATTTCTCCCCGGACGATGACGGCAAGGGACTTATTCGTGGAAAATTGACCGAGGACATAAACAAGCTGTTGCAGCGCCCCGGTAAGAAACACCAAGAAAGATGGGACAAGATATGGGCGGATATGTCGCTTACAAAATACAAGCGTCCAGAACACCCAGACCACTGGCTTTGGAACCACGACTTTTATTGCGCCCCGGTCGAAGAACTTGAGCGCATCAAAAAGATGATATCGGAGGTGTAATATGTACAAAATCACAAAGGACGGTAAAGAATATTATTCTGACACATTGGTATATGTTAAAAAGGCACTAAATGGGTGCTATATTCCTTGTTTGCCAGAAGAAGCAGAATTTATTGTTGGGAAAATACCTGATGACACCATTTTTGAAAACGCTGAAATAGAAAATTTTGATGGTTGTTCTATGGTATCCGATATGCAAGAAGCCTTAAACATTATGGGGGTGAACTAAATGGGCTATTACACCGAAAAAGCCAAAGAAGTAAAAGCAAAGCAGGAAGCCGAAGTGAACGAACTGCTCCAGCTTATCGCTGATGCAGTAGAAGAAAAATATCAAGAAGACGTGGAGGTAATCAACAATGTATAAGATGATGAAAAAGCTGATTGAGAAGAAGTTTTACAAGACCGCTGACGAAGCGCAGAACAAGCTGGATGTATTCTTTGCGTGCAACCGTCTGACCGATGACGAGTACAGCGAGCTGACGATGCTTGTGGAGACTACTTATACTGCGGAGGTGTAAGCCTATGGAGCCGAGCGTTATTGTCGCAATCGTAACTGGCATCGCATCGGTCGCTGCCGTAGTCATAACAAATAACAAAAGCAACATGGAGCGTGACAACAAGGCCGATATCGAGCGAGCCGTCACCAACGAGAAGCTGGACGAGCTTACAAGAGAGGTAAGACGGCACAACGGCTTTGCGGAGAGAATTCCCATCTTGGAGGAACGGACAACCGCCCTCAATAAAAGAGTAACCAACCTTGAGCAGAAGAAAGGAGCTTGAACATGAACGAATTTGTAACTTGGACTTCCCTCGGTACTTACGCAGGCGCAGTCATGATGGTCACCATCATCACCCAGTTTTTGAAGCAGACCCCCCTGCGGAACATCAACACTAACCTCTTGGCCTATATCGTGTCCGCACTCATCCTCGTGGGCGCAGAAGCGTTTACGGGAGCCGAGCTGACCGTGCAGGGCGTTATCCTGTGCCTGCTTAATGCGGTTATCGTGGCCTTGGCAGCCGGTGGTACTTATGATGCTGCGACTACCGGCATGGTGAAAAAGGTCAAAGAGGAGGAATTCCCTCTTGAGGAGGTGGTGAAAGATGCCTAAAGTGTATCTTTCCCCCGAACGCAGACCGGCCCCCCATGCACCGTACTACGGCTTTCCCGGCGTGTACGAGCATGATGTGTGTGTAGAGATCGGCGCTTATTGCGCCGAGGCTCTCACCCGCTGCGGGTTTGATGTGATGGTCGCATCCCCCAACAAGACGATGCAGGAGCGAGTAGCCGAAAGCATCGCTTGGAAATCCAACCTCCATATGCCCATTCATACCAATGCAAGCACGGCCACCCTGAAAGAAGGGACTGCACAGGGGCCGACTGTCCTGCGCTACGGCAGAGCCGGGGGCATCAGCGACCGGGCCTGTCAGATGGTCTACCGCAGACTGATGGAGATTTACCCCCGGAACACCCACCGAGGGGTCTATCAGAAGGACGAGTTTTACGAGATCGGCAGAACTCCCATGCTGTCGATCTATCCTGAAATCGCATTCCATGATAACGGGCAGGATGCTATTTGGATTGTGCAAAACAAAAAGCGCATCGCCGAGGCACTCTGCAAAGGCGTGTGCGACTGGTTCGGCGTGACCTATAAAGAGGAAGAAAAACCGCAGACCGACTGTGACAAACTTCTGGCCGAGCTGGAAGAAATCAAAGAGAAATACAGAACCGAACACGCATCCGCACAGGCGTTGCGTGGCAGAATTTTAGCTGCCATCGAACAGTACGATACGGCGGCTGAATAACTCACTTTGTAACTCACTTTTATTCCGAAAGTGTGTTTTTTATTCCTTTTGTGCAGGAAAAGAGAACGAAAAACCCGCTTAAATACTGCATTTTCCGCATATAGCGCTTAATGCGTGTGGGTTCAAGTCCCATCTTCCGCACCATGAAGCCCCCGAGATCCTGCGATT